TAAAACTTCTAAACCTTGTTTGTATTCGTCGCTGTCTAACGCTTGATTTTCTGACAGATCAAAAAGTTCTTCTAACTTTCTTGTCATTGATTATTTTTTCCTTGCATTTTGATAAATGTCGTGTTCTGTGATGACTCTGAAAATCATACCATTTTGTTTGCAGAATGCACTAGCTGCTGCCCATTTAGCATGATTAACTGCTACCGCTGCTTTGTCTCGTGTGCTTCTTGCGTTTTCCATTGTGGTTTGTGTTCGTGGTTTAACTTCAATTAATTCTGCTCTATTGGTTCCGTTTTTGTCCTGATACATTATAAAAAAATCCGGCACATAAAATGTATTTTTTCCAGTGAGTGGATTTTTATAGGGTATACTCATACTTTCGCTGGCCCACTGAATCACACTAGGATGATTATCACAGAATTGCATAAAAGATAATTCCCAACTGCTACGGTAAGTAGGAGTATTGCGACCTGCATATTTTGCTGGATTGGATGGATTAAACTTTCCTTTTGCAAACTTCAATGCCATGTTAATTTCTTATGTTTCTTGCAACCTGCGGTGTAGGTATTGGTTGTGTTGCAAATCCGATCTTGCTGGTATTTCTTCTTGATCTGTTAAACAGTCCTATCAGTGCTATTTTAAAACTTTCATTCTTGGTGTATTTTTTAAAATCTTCCAGTATCAGCATAGGATCAACGCCAGTGCTGTAAGCAATTTCTAGTAGACTGGTGGTCAAGCTTCTAGCAGCATCTTTGTTGTTGTTAGACCTTGACAAAAAGAATGTGTAGACTGCATCGTATTTGGGTCCGCTGATATATGCATTTGTTTGATAGTATGTGTCAAAATAGTTGTATTCGTTAGGGTTAGATGTTTGTTGCAATGGTAGATTTGTGGTTGACATTATATTTCCTTATACATAAGGCGGGAGCTTTGCTCTAGGATCACTGCTAGGCAATGGAGGATATGACCTTGCAAAAAGAAATCTTTCGGCTTCTGTTAATGCTGGCGGTGCATTTGGAGCAATAATGATTTCTGAACTGGCTGTGGTATCTGCAAATGACACCGGAGTAGTAGATACCACTGCATCCGAAATATTCAATGTTGCAATGTTTTGTCCGTTGCTGGACACTGACAATGACCCACCTACCACTGAGTCATTTGTAGGATTTGCTATATTTAGGATTTCGTTATTTACTGTAACATTGCTGGCATCAGGAAATGAAAAAAATGTTTTGTTGTCAACAAATTTGTTTACAATTTCTTTTTTAACTGAGATATACTGATTGTTGGTAATGTTGCTTTCAAAGTTTTGACTTGCACTTCCCGAAAATGAATCAACAGTTTTAGCTGAACGTTCGGCAGTAGTTTGGGCTCGAACACTAACAGTTGGTGTGTTAGACTTGGGTTCTCGTCTATTGAACAATCCAAAGAATTCAGCCAAAGTTGAAGCAAACAAATCACTGTAATTTTGATCATAGTTTTGTGGATTGTTTGCACCAAAGCCTGGAATTTGGTCAGTGGTTCCAGTGCTGTAAATTATGTTTTCGTATTCTATATTCAAGTTCAATGCCATAACTTTGGTGCCATCTGAGTAATCATGATTGTCAAAGTCGGCTGTGTTTATCACTGGGTTAACCAACAACATCTTGCTGTATTCTTGGTTGCCCATGCTGTAGATTTCTATTTTGCTAATAAAGGGTATATTGGTTCCGCCGTCAAGGCCGTAAGGACGGTTTATACCATAGTTTTGGTAAACGTCATCCAACGCCCAGGTATTTTCTTCGGTGTATCTGCTGTCGGCGCTGTAGTGTTGATTGTATGCAATCCACATGTTGCGAATGGTGTTTGCTACATCGTCATGAAACACTAACTTAATAGGTTCATAGGTTACTTTTTTGTTGATAATTCTTTTGCGATTGTATTGATTTAAGGTTTCAGTTTCAAACTTAACACCAGGCAAATCAGTTGACTTAACCAAAACTCCAATGGATCTAGGATCAATTCTGGATCTATTAACCACATTGTTAAATGTGATGTTAACATGAAATAGAAAACCACTGTAGGGTAATTTTACATAACCTGGCTCTGAAGTAAAGGTTTTCGCAGCGTGGTGATAATCACGCAACGAAAACCCAAGGTTATTATCATTGTTAAGCCTGACCATGCTATCCTTTTGGCACTAGCCTGAAAAATTAGCCTGTAACTGTTGTGCCGTTGAGTCTTGGAACAAGGCTGCCTACACCAGTGTTGTCAGGCTTTTGTAGAGCATTGTCAAATCTAATAGTCAATGTAATCTGCACCGGTTCACTGCTGTTGTATGCAACTTCGTTGTAGTTAGCACTTTGAATGTAGCATCCGTATAGTTCCCAAGTTTCTAGCACTTGTGGAGTTTGTGTTCCGTTGCCGCCATCTAGCATTTCACAACGTGTCACAAACTTATAATCAACACCTGATGCAGCACTGCTTTGTTCAAAAAAGTCAAACTGTCTTTGTAGTTGTTCGCCAACCAAGCGGCTTACATTGCCCTGTGCATCATCTCTAATGTTAACTGTAACATCACTCCAACTGTGCTTGCCAGCCAATTTTACTCTGCTGTTGTAAACATCAATTGTAACTTCGTCAAATGATACTTCTGGTCTTGTAAAGGTTGCAACCTGTTTTGTAAGTTCTGTTCTTGGTGTGCTAATGCCAAAATTTTCAAACATCACTCTGAAACGATATTGTAGTTTTGGCATCAGGAGACCCTGTGCAGAAGCACTCTGGTCACTTGCAACCGGAACAGTAAATCTAGTCAAACTTGCGACTGCCATTTTTGAATTCTCCTAATAAGTTTTACTAATAATATTTATCATAACCACCTCAGAGATTTTTAACGGTTTTTGATATTACAGCAAAAAGCCATAAAAAAACCCCCATTGCTGGGGGTTTATTTTTGATGTAATTGCGGTTATCCGCCAATTTCGCCAGTGTTTTTGATTCTAATTGGAATGTAAATAAATTCAATTGCTTTGACTGGTTCAATTGCAATATCAATATACAATTCGTTACGATCAATACGGTCTGGTGTGTTGTTGGATTCGTCACAAACAACCAAATAATCATACAGCGCACGTTTTGCAATTAGGTCGTTGCAGAAGCTGTCAATAACACCTTTAACTTCATCTCTGGTGATTTTGTCATTTGGTTCAAACAAGAACTGACGAACAACTTTGTCAAGTTGTAGTCTCATGTATGCAATCAAACGTGCAATATTGATTCGATCCAAAGCACTCGAACTAGTTGCACGAGTTTTTTGTCCAAATGCCACAATACCGGTTTGTGGTGTTTGCATCAGAGGGTTAACACTGTTTTCGTATAGTGTGTCTCTAACTCCTTGGCGAACACCAATTGTCACAAACTCACCAGTGTTGGTCAAATACCCAAGTCTGCTTGCATTGTCGATAATACCTCTACGAACACCTGCCGGTGCAAACCATGGAAAGCTTACCTGATCGTTTCTTATCATCATACGCAGAACACCATAGCTGGCTGGCAATGCTACTTGATTACCGTTAAGGTCACTGCCCAGCAATGATGGATAGTAAACACCAACATAAGGATCAACTGTAACCAATGCATTTTCGCCGTCAACACCTTCAAGATTGGTATTTTGCAAGTAATTGGTTAAGCTGGTTCCTTCGCTGGCAATTCGCATTGGACTATCGCCTACAATAAACGCAGTTTGTTTGCGATCGTTGTTTAGCTGAACCATGTTTGGAATCAATTCGGGATAACCTGGGCAAGCAATAAGATTAAATTCTCTTTGCTCTTCGCGTATTTCTGTATTTGCATCAATTGCAGCTCTTAGTGCCGCAGACACAACACTGCGTTGAGCTTTACGTCCAAAATAAGCATGTCCATTTTCACGGAAACCACTTACACTCACCCAAGCATTGGGTTCAGTTGGCATAACCTGTCCTGGGAAGTCAGTGCTGTTAAAATAATTCTTGCGATATTCTTTAACATTGAAGCTACTGCGTCTTGTATTAAACAGTATCATACCACGTGGGTAAAGTTGTGGATTAGGTGCATCGAGATCAACATAGTTACTGGTCAACAGTGTTTCAATGGTTGTAATTTCATCATCATTGACGTCACTGGTTGCATCGCCCATGAATCTTGCATCAGCAAATAGAACACCATTTTCTGTGGTTTGATCAGTAACATCTAGTTCGATCCATCTTGACTCCCCAGATACTAGTTCATATCTGTAAAGTCTTGGATAA